TTTGTTGATTTGATTCAAAAGTTAGATACCAACGCAACCAAAGTAAGAACACAAATTGAAGATACCTTAACATCTGAATTACAAAAAAAGATTGAGGGTAACAATGGGTTAGGATTTAAACCAACAATGAGAAATGTATGTGCGGTTTTATTCGCATCGTTAGAGGCGTTCTTACGATTGTTGGATGATGTTCATACTAAGGCTTGGGATGTTAGGTTTGATCCTATTAGAAAGTCGGCAATCCTGAACAACGAGAATAAAAATAATATAGATACCACGGCTGCGGGTGATATTCCTGTTTATCCTTGGCCACAATATTTTGTTGAAACACAAAACACCACAGATGGTGGAAAGTTTGAGTTAAGATATCCTGGTGATCCATCGGTGATTAATCAAACACAGGCTTACAGGTATGATATTTGGCCTGAAGTAGAATTTGTTGAAGAATATATGAAAGGTTTGGCGGTTAGAGATCTTGAGATTCTACAAAATCCAACAAGTTCCACCAACGAAGAAAAAACTATAAATAGAGTTACGTTAAACGCTTTTGATTACCCAACAACAAATAGAACCTATTCAATAACAGAGGTTGTTTCATTTATTTATGAAATTTATGAAAGGGTTTTCACTGCGTCATTTTATGATAAATTAAATACGGATGTTTCAAATAAGAAGGAGGTTTATAAAACGATTGCTGATTTTGAAACTGAGAATATATTAAAAGCATTAGCAAATGATAATCCCGAACTAATTAAAATCTTGAAAGATTTTTCAATACAACCGGGAAATATTACTGATTTGATGAGACACATATCTAATGAAGGTAAAGGTATTTCGTGGAATCAATTCATTAGAGGTTATTATACAAATAAATATTTGGTTGGAAAAACGGACAAACCATTTCAAGTTTTATCGGGAAATACGACATTAATTGAAACAGTTTTACCAAATATTAGTGCGCCATCTAAAAAGAGAGTTTCGGATCTATTGAAGGTAGAAACGGGAAAAGGATTTACGGATTTATACCCATTTGTTTCGGATACATTTAATACTAATTCGTTACAAAACGGAGCAACGGACGGACTTAGATTCTACAAAACAACACAAACGTTAGTGTTTAATGATAGAATAAATTATATAACTAATTTTGCCACTGCAGATCCTAAAAACGCGCCAAAACCCTTTACTGTATTGGATTATACGGCGTTTAAACCCATTCAATACGATAGTAGCGGTATTCTAACACCGTTACAAATATATGCAACAAAATTGGCGGGCGATAGATTAGCAACCGAGGGTGTGTGGGGTGATAGGGTAATATCTATGATGAATACACCATTTTTTACAAATTCTATTTTATCCGGAGTTCAAAGTGAAAGAAGTAATGAAACATATCCGTATGTCCAATCTGCGTATTTATTCTTAAATTCATTACCTTTGGCGACTTTGAGAGAAAAATTCGTTAGTGGTGGGACGTATGGTGAATATATCGCTTCGGTTTTAAATAAATATGGTTCGGTTCAATCATTACCTTATTCTTGGATTATTAAGTACGGTTCAATTTGGTACAGATATAAGAAACAAGTAAATGAAGGTGTTGATATTTTGGATGGTGTTTGGAAAAACTTTGATTATTCGGCAAATTACGATCCAACAACTTCATCAACTACTAGAAGTTACAATACGAAAACATTTGTTAATGGTTCAAGAAGTGATAATACTATCACGTTACAAAATTCAATTACTGATACGGTTACATTAACTAATATTACTGCTGGATTTTACCCTAAATTAATAAATGATTTTACTTACTTTACAACAGGTTTTGATTTATTAACAGGATATACAGATTCTGATTATGTTGGTTCAACTTGTGGTAATCAACTTGAAATACGAAATAATGTTGATAATAATGTAAATCAACCATACAATGATGGTGGTGTTAAATTCTTAAATTATACACCATACGCCATTACATTTGACGTAAATAATAATACTTCATTCCCAAGAAAATACCAACAAAGTATTTTAGTATATCCAAGTTTCGGATCGCCGGTTAATGAGGTATCTAATTTCTTATTTACTCAAAACAATTTAAGTAGTTATAGTAACTTAAATCAATACAATCAAGTTGAGAATAATCCGTCAATTTATAATGCAACGACTAATTTCATTTGGGGTTCGGGTCCTTTTGGTTATTTTTCTAGTGCGGCGTTTACAAAACCCGATTATTATGAATACATCAAGAAAGTCAAAAGTGATGTTAATAAGCAAGATGCGTTTTCTTTTGAAACGGATTTTGAATATACAAGAATTGATGAGATGTTTGCAACATTCTCTAAGGAAGTGTTAGATGATTTTGAAACAATGTTTTTAGATTTTTGTCGTCCAAAAAGTAATTTCCAAAACCCATATGTTAGTGATGTGACCTTCGGTAATTTTCAAGCATTAATGATGACATGATGTTTATTGACCGATTTAACGGTGCGATATCTAATGATGTGTTTATTGCTAAAGTTGCAAATGCTCAACAAGATAAATTATCAAATAATTGTAGGTTATTTTTGGATCAAAACGTGTTATTTGTAAATGGAAACCCATCAAACTTTAATAGAAGATTGTATGGCTCATTCCAAACAAATAAGATAACCGATCCTATTGTATTTAGTCCGTATGTTAATGGTTCATTACCCACAAGTAGTGGAACGGTAACTTTGGAACAGTCAGAGAATTCAAATCCTTTGGCTTGGAAAGCGTTAAAGACATATGTGGGTTTATATTCATCGGGAACTACGGTACCTTATGGGTTCTATTATTCTAGTGATGGTTCTTATATTACAGATTTTTTTGTTGATAATAATATTGCATTTACGGAAGCAAATGTTATTACTTGTGCCCCATTAATTAAGGTGTATGCTACCCAAAAATACTTGGCAAATGGTGTAATGACAAAAGATATTTTCACAACATTAATTGATGATTATGTTAATTCTGCAACGGAGTTACAAACAAATATTTTTACGATATTGTTTAATCAATTAGGAAAACAACTTCCAATAGTTACGGTTAATTCATCACAAAAAATTAATAGTATTATTGACGGTAACGCACCAAAATATGAGATTTGGGATACTATGAAAACCTTGGATAATAAGTGGATTGCGGGTAACGACTATAAAGGAAGAACCCTGTTCCAAGATGTTGTATTTTTGGATAGAGCAAATAGAGATATTGGTAGAACCGCGTTGATTGACATTTTTAGTTTTAAGACGTTATTAAATAACAATCCTCTTAATATGAGAGTGTTGGACTTTTTTAGTAAAATTTTGAGTGATAATAAGTTTATGATGATGCCTATGGGGGCTTACATGAATTTTTGGAGTAAAGAATTGATTGATGCTGACGGACAACCAAATCCTGAAAACAGTCAAGATTTGGCACAAACATTATTTGGTACCCACCTTAACGTCGATTATAGACAAGCTCGATCAAAAATTGTTTGCATATATGGTGGTAAAGTATCAGAACATTTGGATATGAGAAGATCTGATGATTATAGATTTGGAAATGATAGTTTTGATATTACAAGAACTTCCGAGAATGCTTTGTTATTTCAAACACCGGTTAATAAAAATGATTATCACCTTTCAAATAAAGTTGTTGGATTTAACGTGGATTTTGGAACAAGATCACAAGGTATGTTTTATAACATTAACCTATCTCAAACCAATTCTCTTGCAACAACGGAAGCTAATAAAGTAATTGCTGATACGGCAAGTGCTGCGGGAGGTAAAAGAGGGATTGCACAGAGTTTATCGCTATATAATCTATACAAAAATAGATCTTATGAAGTTGAAATAACATCATTGGGTAATTCAATGATACAACCAACGATGTATTTTAATTTGAAAAACGTTCCGATGTTTAATGGTCCTTATCATATACAGTCGGTAACACACCAAATAGCACCGGGACAATTTACAACACAATTTAAAGGTGTTAGAATACCTATTTATTCTATGCCACAATTGGACAAACAAATTACATCGTTAAACCAAGTGGTCTTAAGCGGGTTATTAAGTAAATTGAAGAAAAAGAGGGAGGATGAAAATAATCAAACACCAACCACTGTTAATATAACTAATGTTGGAAGTAACGTTACCAACAAAACATCATTTACGTTAGGTTCTAACGCATCATGTGTTAATAAACTTGATCCGTCATATGTATCTTATCAACCTTCCGATGCATTGATAAGTGAGTTAAGTTTTAAACAAGCGGCTAGATATATTTCACAAGCGACAGCAAATGAGGCTAATAGATTATTAACTTTTTGTACGTTATATATGTCAAGTTCTAATACTGAAAAATTAACAGGTTATGATTATAATTTTGCGGGAGTTACCTTAGATAAAAAGTACGGTGGAAACATACCCACCTACTTTAAAAATCAATACTTCTGTTTGACAAATTCAAACGGTAATAGCTTACCTTTTGTTTCTTTTGCATCTGATAGTAACAATATTAACATGTTGGTTAATTATTTTGAAAAACCATCTAAGAGGATTTCTCTGAACCAATCAAAAGGGGTTTTGAATTATAGTGGATTGACAGCAACTGATTCCGCTTTAATATCATTCCAAGTTACTGACGTTTGGTTACTATATTGGGCGAACAATTTAACAGAATCACAACTATTAAGTTTCATATCACGTAATGAAACACAATATAGTTCTTGGGCTAAAAATATTTATGAAGGGGTGGTTCTTGCAAAAAAATTAGGATTAGTTCCATCATTAAACATAAAGATTTGAAACTAACGAAAAAACTAGATATTTATTAAACAAAGATAATATTATGAATATTAAAGAACATTTAGATAGATACCTTGGTAAGAATACAAGGATTTCACAAAAAACTTTAGATAATGGTTATACTGAGGTGTGTGATTTAGACACAGGTGATTGTTATCAAATAAGTATGAGAGATGGTTTAATTGAAAGAGTGGATAACGTGAAGAACGCTTCTAGAAAAATCCAAGTCGAAACACCAACAGGTTATAAACAATTATTAAACGGATAATAAGATGTCGGTAGAGAAAAAAATATTGGAAGAATTGTCAAGATACAATCGTATTAACAAATACATAATGGAACAAGAGGCGGTTCCACCTCCTCCAGGAGATGTTCCACCTCCACCACCTGCAGAACCCGAAGGTTCTATTGCACCCCCACCTGTTGGTGGTGAAGTAGGTCCTCCTGCTGAAGTGATCGATGTTGATGTGGATAAAGATGTTCAAAAGATTGGTGACGAGAAAAAAGAAGAAAAAGACGGAACTGAAGAATTGGATGTTACGGACCTAGTAAAATCTCAGGAATCTATTGAGAAAAAACAAAAAGATTATTTTGAAGATTTGTTTAAACAATTAGAAGATTTACAGACAAAAGTTTCTGAGATGAGTAACTTAACGGATAAGTTAAATCAAATTGAAAATAAGATAGAAAAATACCGTCCAAGAACTCCCGAGGAGAAATTAGAGTTAAGAAGTTTAGATTCGGGACCATTCAACCAAAAACTTACCGATTTCTTCCAAGAAAAGGAGGAAGATTTTGAAAAAACAGGTAAAGAATATGTTTTAACATCTGATGAGATTTCAGATTTTACAGATTCTGAAGTTAGAGATACCTTTGATTCATATACAGATGACATGTATTACGGACAACAAAATCAATTTAAGTATCCTTAAAAAAAAATATAGGGGTCTTCGGACCCCTTTTTTAATTTGACTATGTTCATTTTTGTTTTATTATTGAATTGTAAACACTAAATTTTTTTTATATGAGTTCATTAGACGCAGTATTGTCACAATACGAAAAAAACACGCAAACGGGAACATCCTCTAGTTCTGGGATGTCGCAGGAAGAGCGAATGAAGAAGTATTTCACATGTCTTCTTCCTGAAAAATCAAAAGAAGGTCAAGCTAGAATCCGTATTCTACCAACACCTGATGGTTCATCACCTTTTAAGGAAGTATGGTTCCATGAGATCCAAGTTGGTGGAAAATGGCAAAAGTTTTTTGATCCTGGTAAAAACGACAACGAACGTTCCCCGTTGAACGAGTTGTACGAAGAATTAATGGCGACGGGTAAAGATTCTGACAAGGAATTGGCTAAACAGTATCGTTCACGTAAATTTTACATTGTAAAAGTTGTAGATCGTGATCACGAAGAAGATGGGGTTAAGTTTTGGAGATTCAAACACAACTTTAAGAATGAGGGTATCTTGGATAAGATTATTCCTATTTGGAGAGCAAAAGGTGATATCACCGACGCTGAGAAAGGTCGTGACTTAATTATCCAAATGAACAAGGCTAAGACGGGTAATGGTAAAGAATATACGAATGTTCAGACCATTATGTATGATGATCCAACACCATTACACGAAAATGCTGTGACAGCAAAAGAGTGGTTGGATGATGAGTTGGTATGGTCTAATGTTTATTCCAAAAAACCAGCGGAATATTTAGAGGCGATTGCCAATGGCGAAACCCCACGTTGGGACAACGATTTGGGTAAGTATGTTTATGGAGACTCAACTGAATCTACCACATCTATGGGTGGTAAATCATATTCAGATCCACAAGCATTTGATGACGCGAGCGGAGATATGCCGTTCTAATTTAATGGGACTTGGATACTTGAATAAATTGGGTATCCAAGTTCTTTTTGTTTAATAAGTAAAAAAGAAAAAAATGGCGATTAAGAAAGCGGATTTCAAAAAAGTAAAAGAGAAATTTTCTACGTCAGCGAAGTACAAACCACAAAGTTATTTTGACTTGGGTCCTGATTTTTTGGATGCGGTTGGTGTTCCTGGTCCTGCGATGGGACATATTAATATGTTTTTGGGTCACTCAGATACGGGTAAAACAACAGCGTTGGTTAAAACTGCGGTTGATGCTCAGAGAAAGGGTATTCTTCCTGTATTCATTATCACCGAACAAAAGTGGTCGTTTGAACACGCTCGTTTGATGGGATTTGAATGTGAAGAGGTTATTGACGAAACTACAGGTGAGGTTGATTGGGATGGATTTTTCATCTTCAATAATAACTTTGAGTATATTGAGCAAATAACCGACTATATCAACGATATGTTGGACGCACAAGAGAAAGGTGAGATTGAGTATGATCTTCTATTCTTGTGGGATTCTGTGGGTTCTGTGCCGTGTAAAATGACCTTTGATGGTAAGGGTGGTAAGCAACACAACGCTTCGGTATTATCTGACAAAATTGGTATGGGTATTAACCAAAGAATTTCAGGATCAAGAAAGACAGATTCAAATTATCAAAACTCTTTGGTGATTGTTAACCAACCTTGGGTTGAGTTACCGGATAATCCTTTTGGACAACCAAAAATTATGGCTAAAGGTGGAAACGCGGTATGGTTGAATTCATCATTGGTATTTTTGTTTGGTAATCAAAAAGGTGCGGGAACCACTAAGATCACAGCGACCAAAGACAAAAGAACGGTTAAGTTCGCAATTCGTAGTAAGATTTCTGTATTGAAGAACCACATCAACGGATTAGGATATGATGATGGTAAGATTATTGTTACACCCCACGGATTCTTATCGGGTAAGGATAGCACAGAAGAAAAGGCATCGGTTGAAAGGTATAAGAAAGAATATGCTGAGTATTGGAAAGATGTTATCGGATCTGATGGTGACTTTGATTTGAAAGAAGAGAAAGAATCCTTAAACTAATTTAATTGTGAAAACCCTACTTATTGATGGCAACAATCTATTCAAGATTGGATTTCACGGAGTTCGAGAATTTTATCATAATGGTAAGCACATTGGTGGGGTTTTTCACTTTTTGAATACTATCAGAAAATTTTTGGAGGATAATAATTACGACAAAGTAATTGTGTTTTGGGACGGGGAGAATAATTCATCAACTCGTAAGAAAATATATCCACAGTATAAGGAAAACAGACGTAATACAATGACTGATGAAAAGTATCAGTCATATGATGATCAGAAGACAAGAGTTAGGTCTTATTTGGAGGAGATCTTTGTTCGTCAGTTAGAGGTTCCTAACAATGAATCGGACGATTTGATTGCGTATTATTGTTTGATTTCAGAGAATGAGGATAAGACAATATTTTCGGCAGATAAAGATTATTTACAATTAGTTAATGATAAAGTAAGGGTTTATAATCCTTCACACCGAAAATTTTTTGTGAAAAATGATAGGGTAAGCTTACAAGAGATCAAAGTTCCTGTAGAAAACACAAAAACTCTAAAAATTTTGATGGGAGACAAGTCGGACAATATCAATGGTATTTACGGACTTGGTGAAAAAACGTTGGTAAAATTCTTCCCTGAAGTTCAAACTGAAATTGTTAGTGTCAAGTATATTTTAGAAAAAAGTGAGGAATTGTTAAAGGAATTTAAGGATAACAATACATTAAAAAATATTTTGACTGGTAAGACAAAATTAGGTATCTTTGGGGAAGAGTATTATCAAATCAATGAACAGATAATAGATTTGTCAAACCCTTTAATTACAGAAGATGCGAAAGAATTAGTACGAGATTATTACGAAGAATCCTTGGATCCCGAGGATAGGGGTTACAGGAATTTAATCCGAATGATGACGGAAGATGGGTTTTTCAAGTTCTTACCCAAAAAGGACGAGGCGTGGGTTGATTTCGTAAGACCCTTTATGAAACTTACGAGAAAAGAAAAAATGTATCACAAAAAAAATCAAACAAAATGAGTACAAAAGAACAAGAAATTACCAAAATGGAATTTCTAATGACATTGAATGATAACATCGTAGTTCAACGATTTTTCAATGTAAGAAACTACAATCCGAAGGCAAAAAATTCGATGGAGTTTTATGATTATTTCAAAGGTTTAGGTGAAAAACTTCAATATGATTTGAAGATGAAAAGTGTAATCTACCTATTGGATAATAAACATATTATTGAGGAAGATCCAAATGTTATGAATACATCTTACACGGATGGTGCTGAGGAGTTCCGTATGTATGTAAAAGTGGGCGATCACACAATTTGTCATAGAAATTTTGATGCCAAAGTGTATCCACCCAAGGTTAGATATACTGTGGATGTACGTCCGGAAATTAAAGCAGTGTTAAAAGACTTAACTGACATTTTTTCATCTGAAAATTTAACAACAGAATATTTGAACATTAGTCTATAACCTGTATATTTATCAAAACAGCTAAAAAAAAATCGTATGTCTAAAGTAAAAAATTTCGAGTATCTAGGTCAAACTTTTCAGTTACAATTATTAAATCAGATTATCGTTGACAAAGATTTCGCTCGTAGCATTTTAGACGTAATTGAACCCTCGTATTTTGATAACAAGTATTTCAAGACGTTAATACAACTTATAAAAGAATATTATAAGAAGTATGATTGCACACCATCTTTTGATACTTTGGAGCAACAAACTAAGAGTGAGTTTCCGAATGAAACGATGTTAAAGATCCTTATGGATACTATTAACCAAGTTAAAAATAGTCCATTTGAAGGAAGTCAGTTTGTTCAGGAAAAGGCTTTGAAGTTTTGTAAGCAACAAGAATTACAGAAAGTAATGACCAAGGCTCAAAAGGTAATTGATAATGGTGAGTTTGAAAACTATGATCAGTTGGAAGAACTTGTACGTGAGGCGTTACAAGTTGGTGAGAGAAAGGATGGTATGTCAGATGTCTTTGGTAACCTAGATGAGGTTCTAAATGATGATTTCAGACATCCTATTCCGATGGGAATACCTGGTATTGACAACTTATTAAATGGAGGATTAGCTAAAGGTGAGATTGGAGTGATTCTTGCACCAACAGGTGTGGGTAAAAGTACAATCTTAACTAAAATTGCCAACACAGCGTTTGCTCACGGATATAATGTTCTACAAATCTTCTTTGAAGATAATCCTAAAATTATTCAGAGAAAACATTTCACGATATGGACCGGCATCAGTCCTGATGAATTGTCTGAAAAAAAGGATGAGGTATTAGATAAGGTACGTGAAATTCAAAACTCGATGCCAAATGAATTGGTTTTGATGAAGTTACCATCTGATACTATGACAATGAACCAAATAAAAAACCAAGTTAGAAAATTAATTGCTGACGGAACAAAAATTGACATCGTATTATTAGATTATATCGATTGTGTGGTTCCGGACAAGAATCTTGGTGATGAATGGAAAAGTGAAGGTTCAGTGATGAGAGGATTTGAAGCAATGTGTCACGAATTGAGTATCGCAGGTTGGACAGCAACACAAGGTAATAGA